TGGGCTGAACGCAGACATTACTCGGTTCTACAACGTGTACGGGCAAAACGAAATTCTGTTCGGAGACTGGTCAGCAATCATTGGCAGGTGGCGTGGGCAAATCGCAAACGGTGAACCCGTCACGATTGTAGGCACAGGGGAACAACGCCGCGCTTTCACTCACGTCGACGACATCATTGACGGACTAGAACGAGTAGCAGACAGCGAACAATTGCACCCTGAAGCGTGGGAACTAGGATTCAACGGCAACTATTCAATCAACGAAATCTTTGAGATGTTCAGAGCACGTTTTGACACAGACAAAATTCACCTGCCCGAACGACGCGGCGAATACTCCGAAACAGTACGCGAAAACACAGACGCCGTTGAACTGTTGGGCTGGAACCCGACAGGCACCCTAGAAGAATATGTGAGCCAGTTGTGAAGAAACCCCGTTACCCGATTTACATTCCTTCAAAGGGACGCGCTGACGTCTGCTACACAGCGCAAGCATTCCTGTTGGACAACGTCCCATTCAAGATTGTTGTCGAACCGTCAGAGGTAAAAGCCTACGCAGCACACTTTGACATGGAAAACATACTGGTACTACCTGAAGACAATATGAGGCTCCTAGGCAGCCGCCTGTGGATTCGGGAACACTCAATAGCAAACGGATTCGACCGCCACTGGCAATTCGACGACAACATACGCGAGTGCTACTACTTCAACCTAGGAATCAGACTGGAATGTGACTTCAACATTGGAATTACAAACGTCGAAGATTTCACAGACCGATACTCCAACATAGGACTCAGCGGATTCAACTATCAGACATGGGTTCGCAACGGAAACGCTAAACCCTTCGTCACAAACGTTCACGTCTACTCAGCGACCCTTGTGAATAACCGTATGCCGTTCAAATGGCGACTGTATTACAACGACGACACCGACCTGTGCTTACAAGTGCTGGACAGCGGTCTTTGCACAGTCCTGTTCAACACGTTCCTTGTGAGCAAGATGAGAACGATGACTGTCAAGGGTGGAAACGCCTCAGACCTTTACAGCGGCGACGGGCGTCTGGTCATGGCGCGCAGCCTAGAAGAAGTATGGCCTCAATACGTTGAAACAAAAATGAGGTTCGGACGACCGCAACACGTTGTCAAAGAGAACTGGAAAATGTTCAAACAGCCGCTGCTCCGACGTACAGACATAGACTGGGACGCAATCGCAAAAACGAAGCACAAAATCAAACTGAAAAGCACGAACACCGATTTGAGCAGCGACATCAAAGCAGTAATGGAACGCTACAACCGAGAAGGCTAATTATTTACCTATGGGAAACGTGAAACAAGGCAAGCCAAAGGGCGCAGCAGGTAAGGCTGAGGTCATTCAACGCGAAGCCGAAATCATTAGGCTCAGACGCGGCGGTTTGACGTGGGACATGATTGCTGACCGCACAGGGTACAGCAGCGGCATTTCCGCTCGTGCCGCTTATGAACGGGGAATGGCACGATACGTTCAGGCTGACGTCAACGAATTAGTGCAACTGGAATCAGAACGTCTGGATATTGCTCAAGCCGCAATATGGCAGAACGTTTTGGCGGGCGATAATCCCAGCATTGCTTCGCTGATGCGTATTATGGAACGCAGGGCTAAATTACTTGGTCTGGACGCTGCACAAAATATCAACCTAAAGGCTGAGGTGGTGACGTATGACGCTGACGGTATCAACTCCGAACTTGCCAATATCATCCAACTCCTTCATAGCAGCACGACGAGCAACGTGGACAGAGAAATTAGCGCGCCAGAATCAACTGCCGACTGAAGACGGTTCATGGAACACATGGCTCGCTTTGGCTGGGCGCGGATTCGGGAAGACAAGAATGGCGGCGGAATGGCTTGCCTTTCAAGCAATCGTGCAACCGAACACCCGTTGGGCAATCGTCGCCCCAACATTCTCTGACGCGCGCGACACCTGTGCTGAGGGCGTTTCGGGCATAATCAACATCCTGCGCGAATACGGGGTGCTGAAAGATTACAACCGTTCAATCGGTGAGATTGTTCTAGACAACAAGTCCAGAATCAAACTGTATTCAGGTGCTGAACCGAACCGTTTGCGAGGCCCGCAGTTTCACGGCGGCTGGTTTGACGAACTGGCGGCGTTTGTTTATCCCGAAGCGTGGGAACAGTACCAGTTTGCGCTACGTCTAGGTCAACATCCACAGACTGTGGTGACGACAACACCGCGACCAACAAGAATTATTCGGGAACTGTCGCAACGTGAAGGCGTCAACGTCGTGCGCGGTTCAACGTTTGACAACGCAGACAACCTTGCTGCGACCGCACTTGCTGAACTGAAGTTGCGCTACGAGGGAACAAGACTAGGTAGACAAGAACTGTATGGCGAAATCATTGACGAGGTTGAGGGTGCGCTGTGGAACTTGCAACAGATTGAAGACACACGAGTTGAAACCGCGCCGCCACTCATCCGAATTGTTGTTGCCATTGACCCTGCTGTGACTGCAAACGAGAACAGCGACGAGACTGGAATTGTAGTCTGCGGCGTATCAGGCAACGGTCACTACTATGTTCTAGAAGATTTGTCGTGCCGCGTATCACCTGACGCTTGGGCGCGTATCGCCGTCGACGCCTACCAGCGTTGGAAAGCAGACCGTATCGTAGGCGAAACAAACAACGGCGGCGACATGATTGAACACCTGTTGCGTCAAGTGGACAGGTCAGTAAGTTACAAAAAGGTCACAGCAACGCGAGGGAAAATAGTGCGCGCCGAACCTATCGCCGCAATCTACGAGCAAGAACGAGCACACCATGTTGGCGGATTCCGTGAACTGGAAGACCAAATGTGCAATTACACAGTCGGTGCTGATTTCAGTCCTGACCGTATGGACGCTATGGTTTGGGCAATAACCGACCTAATGGAAGGCGCGTCAAGTATGATTGGTCTAGCCGCACTCGCACAATTCTGTGGGAACTGTGGACTGCCAGCACCAAAGAGCGCAACGGTTTGCCCCAGTTGCCAGAAACCCCTAGAAGGAATCACAGAATGACTTTCGTAAAGTATTCACACCCCTGCAAAACAAATGTGACCAACGACGACTTCAAGGCGCACGTCGCTCGCGGCTCGTCAATCCCTGGACTTGACTACAACTGTGCAACGGGAACAAAGGTCTTTGCTTGTGCTGACGGTGAAGTAATTGTGACAGACCAAGTGGCGCAAGACGGAACTGGCATCAGTATTGAAATCAAGCACCCTGACGGTATGCACACCCGTTACTTGCACCTGTCCAAAATTCAGGTGAAGAAGGGTCAGAAAGTTTCACGCGGCGACACGATTGCTTTGTCTGGTGCAACTGGTACGACGGTGACGGGCGCACACCTGCACTTGTCTGTTGTTGACAAGCATGGCAAATTCATTGACCCTGACAAATGGTTCGCCAAGAACAAGCGCAAGGAAAAAGAACTTGCCGCTGCCGCCGCGCAACCCGCAGTTCCTGTGACGGAAACTCCTGCACAGTAAAACAACAAACTGAAAGGCTAAAAAATGTCTCAATTCAACATTCCTGAAGACCAGCAAACAGAAATTCTCAACGACCGACTGAACGCGCTCAACATGGACGGATTCCAACAGGAACTGAACTTGCTTGTTGCGTCAGCGCTAGGTGACAGCGAACAAATCACGGGCATTGAACAGAACATTCAGTTCATCAGCACCGCGATTAGCGCAATCCAGAACCGTCTTGACGGTATCGTGCCTGACCCCATTGTTGAACCTGTGTCTGACCCTGAAGTTGAAACCGAGTAATTTCTCAACACAGCAGCACCGATTCCCCGTGAAAGGGTAAGATAACAGCATGGGTCTTCTCGATAATTTGGTTCAGCGTATCGCCACAGAAATTGTGAAAGCCGCGCCAACTGTTACTGACCTTGCTAATCAGCCACAGGGTTACGGTCAACAAATGCAGGGTTACGGGAACTCAGTTGCTTTGCAACGCGACCCGAACTCAGCGAACGTCCCGTTTGCCCCTGGACTGCCTATTGTGCCTGGAGCAATCAACCCTGTTCGTGCTGACGGGCGACCTGACCCTCGCCGTTTTGAATTTCAGGTTGCTCAAAACATCAACATTACGGAAACACGTCTTGTTCCGTTCAAAACGTTGCGCGCCGCCGCTGACCAGATTGACATTCTGCGCCGTTGTGTTGAGGTCATGAAAGCCAAAATGATTGGTCTGGATTGGGACATTGTCTTATCGGATGACACTACTGAGGCTGTTGTGGCGGAAACGGGACTGTCAGCAATTCGCGCACAGCAGGTAGCGAAAGATAAGTTCAGTCCTGAGATTGCTCGGTTGCGCGAATTTTGGAAGAACCCCGACGTGTCAAACGGGCTGATTTTTTCTGACTGGTTGAACATGGCGCTAGAAGAAGTTTTGGTGCTGGACGCGCTTGCTGTGTGGCCTCAAAAAACGGTAGGGAAAGATTTACACGGGCTGCAAATCCTTGACGGTTCAACTATCAAGCCGCTGATTGACGACAGGGGCATGAGACCCGCCGCCCCGTATGCCGCGTATCAGCAAATCTTGTTCGGATTCCCGCGTTCTGAATTCAGCGCACCTGATGAACACATTGAGGCTGACGGCGAATTTTCGTCTGACGAGTTGGCGTACATGATTCGCAACCGTCGCACGACTTCTGTTTACGGTTACAGCCCTGTCGAACGTGCGCTGCCTTTGGCTGATATGTACCTGCGACGTCAACAGTGGTTGCGCGCCGAATTTACTGACGGCGTTATTCCGTCCATGTTCTTTGAGACTGACGCAACGTTTGGCAATAACCCTGACCTGTTGCGCGCATATGAAAACGTGTTCAACGACGACCTTGCAGGACAGACACAGCAACGTAAACGTGCGCGACTTCTCCCTAGCGGTTTGCACCCTGTCGAACCCGCTGGTTACGACCAAAAGTTCACTGACGTGTTTGACAACTTCCTTGTCAATTCAATCTGTGGACACTTTGGCGTCATGCCGTCCGAGATTGGTGTGAACCCCAAGTCTGGTTTGGGCGGTGCAGGATTCCAAGACGGAGAATCGCAATCATCTGAAGTTATCGGTCTTGTCCCGTTGGCAGAATGGATGAGCAGAATGCTGTCCAACTTGTCCTACGTTTTCTTAGGTATGCCGCGCGAATTGCAGTTCAAGTTCATGCCGTCAGACCGAAACGATTCACTTGAAGCAGCACAGGAAGACGATATTCGCGTCAAGAATGGGACGCTGTCTTTGAACGAGGCTCGTGCGCGTATGGGTTTGCCGTTGCTGGAAGCGGAAGAAGCAGACACACCGATTTACACGACGTCGCAAGGCTCATTCTTTGTGACCGCTGACGGCGTCATGGATTTCGCTACTGGAACTGTTACTGATTCGCAAGATGAGGCCGCCAATGACGCTGCTGTGCCTTCTGAGCCTACTGTTGAGGAAACTCCTGCTGAGGAAAACGTTGAACCCGTGACTGCGCCGACGTCAAGCAAAATGGATTTGGCTGTGGACGAGGCAAAACTATTTCTGCGCTGGTTGCGAAAGTCACCTGCACGTCCTTTTGAGTTCCGCTACCTGCCTTCCGCCTATGCTGAAACGTTGAACAAGTTCATCTCCGTTCAGGATTACGACGGCGCGCGCTGGTATGCGGAACGATACCTTGCATGAGTCTTCAGCACAACATTGACGGCGCGCTAGTTCGTACAGCCGCAATTGAAGCGGACAAACTACGGAACGCTTTACGCGACGCTGTTGACGTCAAACAAATTGTGAACGACGTTCTGCACTCGTTTACACCTGACCTTGCTGTGTCCCGTGAACAGGCTCGCTCATGGGTTGAAGTGAACGTGCGGTTAGATATGCGCGGCGTTGGAATGGCTGTTGAGGAAATCTATGCAACAGGTTGGGTGCTGGGTCAAGATGTTGCTTTGGCTCATTACGCCGCTGTCCGATTGAACAAGGTTTACAGTCGAGAAAATTTGATTGCTGCAACAAAAACGAACTGGGACACATGGGAACCTGGAGACCGCGCTGCCGAGGCTTTGGTGCGTCAACCGAACGGGTTGCAGAAACTGATTGGCAAGGCTCAAACGTCAACAGTCAACGGTATGCGTCAAACAACTATCAGTCGCATTGGGACACGTTTGGCTGACGCGCTAGGTAAAGGTGATTCGCCAAAGGCTTTGGCTGCGGTACTGATGTCGTCTATTTCTGAGGTGGCGAACGACCCGTCGCGCGCTTTTGCTATTGCAAATACTGAGATGAACCGCGCCATGAGTCAGTCCTGTTTGAATTCGTATGCTGATTTCGGAGTTGAACAAGTTGAATGGCTGGGTTTGGAAGCGTGCGAAATTTGTGGCGGAAATGAAGACGCGGGACCTATTGCGTTGGGCGAATTGTTCCCGTCAGGTGATGACGCGCCACCTGCTCACACAAACTGCCGCTGTTCGGTGATTGCTGTTGTTGACGATTCTGCTCTGCCGCCGCTAAAAGGTGAAACTGAAGGCATGACGTCAGAAATGCTCGCTGGGCGCGTGTACGAGCAAGCAAAGATAAATGAACCTGCTGTCAGTAGTTTCATCAGAGGATTGGCTGACGAGTCTGGTGCTGAAACGTGGGGCTGGGATTTCCGTCTCAAAGAAATCAAGTCAATCAACCGCAAGATGATAAACGACGCGGTGGACGATTACGAGGGCGACGTTTTCAAGGCTGCCCAAAACGTTGCTGACAGTTTGCGTTACACATTTCTTTACGCTGAAAATGAGATTGCGGCTCAGGCTATGTCGACAATTGAAAAGTTTCGCGCTGCGGGTTACAACGTGCGCGTCAAGAATTTCTGGAAAGAAGGGTCAGCGTATAAAGGTATCAACGTTGCGCTGACAGCACCGAACGGGCAGCGTGTTGAGATGCAATTTCACACGCAGCAGTCAATCGACGTCAAAGAACCGTTCAGTCATGATTTGTATGAGCAATATCGTGAACTTGACCCGAACGACCCGACTGCAATTGCTCTCTATGATGAACTTGTACGACTGTGGGACAAAGTTCCTCAGCCGCCCGATATTCAACTGGTTCGATAGGAAACGACATGAGTAAACAGCGCTGGTTTTTGAACATTGACGATAACGGTTCAGTCGATTCCGTGTATCGGTCTGATTGGGACGGGTCACGAATTGTCAGCGAAGAAGTCTGGTCTAATAAGAACGCCGCGTGGCAACGTGTTCACACGATTAGTTACTGGAACTTTTTAGGTGATTATCGGATTAGTGAAGTGACTGCCGCTGAAGCGTCAAAGTATTTGCCACCTGTTGCAACACAGAAAACGATTGAACCGACTCAGGTCAAAGGCGTGTCAGGTCCCTTAGAGGTTGCTCGTGCGCTGTCACGTTTAGCGATTCTTCCTAATCCAAATCACCCAGACCTAGATGAACCTGAAAAATTTGTTGAGTCGCCTTGGGAAATTGTGACTGCACCAACTGTTGACCCGAACGCTTGGGCTGACGCTGAAGTTGTCATTGTCGACCTTGCTGACCTGTACGGAACAGACAAATTTTTGCGCCGCAAGAATGTAGCCAGACACGTCGAAAACATGGGTCAGGCTCTTACGCCGTTTCGGTCTTGGGCTATGGTTGCTGATTTTGACGGACGACAGGTTATTATTGACGGACACCACAGGTTACTAGCGTTATGGCTACTTGGTCACGACCGCGCACCTGTTTACAAGATTGAGGTTGACTGAATGGCTTTCACTCACAAGAATCAGACGGTTCGCACAACTGTAACTCAGATTGTTGAAGTTCCAACTGGGCAGCGTCAAAACATTCCTGTCTACATTCAGAACAACGACTCAGCGGCTATCTTTATTGGCGACCCGACTGTAAGCACGTCTGGTGCTAACGCTGGTTGGAAAGTTGCTGCTGCCGCCAACATTCAGTTCTGGTGCAACGCGGGCGACGAGATTTATGCAATCAGCGCCGCTGGTACTGCTGCGAACGCCGTCGTCGTTACATACTCGGCATAACAACAACTGAGGGAATAGACTAAACGCATGGCAAACCTCGCACATTCCTACGCAGCAATCACAAAGGCTGACAAAAACGACGACGGCACACTCACCGTTTACGGCAAAGCAACTGACGACAGCGTTGACATTGACCAACAGATTTGTGATGACGAGTGGCTGAAGCGTGCTATGCCTGACTGGATGTTGTCGGGTGGAAACGTGCGCGAACAGCACTCGTCAATTGCCGCTGGTGTTGCAACGGATTACGAGAAAAAGGCTGACGGTCACTACATCACAGCACTTGTTGTTGACCCTGTTTCGGTGAAGAAAGTTGAAACGGGAGTGCTGAAAGGTTTTTCGATTGGGATTCGCGGGCCTCGCGTGATACGCGACGAGAAGGCTGCGGGCGGTAGAATCATTGACGGACAAATTGTTGAGATTTCGCTAGTCGACCGACCTGCAAATCCAAACGCAAAACTCATGCTCGCGAAAGCGGCGGAAGGTGGTTTACTCATGGCTGTTGAACAGAACAGCGTCCCGACACCCGCAGACGTGTTTGGACACCTTGCAAAAAGCGACGACGCTGAACCGAACATTATTGAACAAGCCGCTGAAGCGATTGAAGACGTTGTTGACAACGTTGCTGACGCAATTGAAGAAGCAGTAACTGACGCTGCTGACGCAATTGTTGAGGCGGTCACAGACGCCGCTGAAGCGATTACTGACGGTGTGGAGTCAACTGAAGATGCGATTGACAACGCAATCGGTGTTGACGACGACGCAGAAAAGGCAGCCGCGCTGCTCAACATCTCCAAAGGTTTCCTTGCTGAACTCAACAAATTTGACCAAGCAACTTTTGACCGCGCGCGAACCGAACTCGCAAACCTGATTATTGTCGAAGCCAAAGAAATGGCTGACGAGGGATACGACGAGAAGGATTCAATCGAACACCTGCTGGATTCCGTCAAGCACCTATTCCGCTGGTACGAGGGCGAAGTTGCAAACGGCGAAGTACCTGACGCAATCGTTTCGGACACAGTTGACGAAATCATGCTGTCTGCTGACGCTGACGTTGAAAAAGATGTTGTTGTTTGTGAGTGCGCTTGTGCGCGTTGCGACGCTGGTGACGGTTGCGACGACAAGATGTGCAAGTGCATGAAATCAGTTTCCTCCGACAAGTCGGTAGGGATTGACGAGGCAGTATCAACTGCAATCGTCGAAAAAGCCGTAGCACAGGCTAAGGAATCAGTCATGGCAGAACTTGATTTGCTCAAATCCGCGCTTGAGGCGGAACGAGCAAAGGCAGTTGACCTTGCGGATGAATTGGCAACGGCAAACAAGGCTGTGGCTGCTGGTGGTCCTAAACGGACTAAAAGCGCAACGGCTGAATTACCCGTAAACGCTCTGTTGCAAAAAGCAGCGGAGTACAAGGTGAAGGCTGACAGCACAACGGACACGGTTCTGGCTCAAGGATACCGTGACCTTGCTGACGAATTCGCCGCCAAAGCATCTGGAAAGGATGTAAAGTAACATGGCTGAAACCCCAAAGGCATCTGACCTTTTCGGTGACGCAAAGCCCAAAGACGCTGCTCGCAAAATGGAGTCCTACCTTGAGACTCTTGACAAAGCACTCGGAAACGGTTCGTCTGTTCCTGGTGTTGCGCCCGCCGCTGACCCTGCTTCGCAGATTGAGGCTCTCGTCGCCAACAAGTCCCTGACCCCTGACGCTCTCGGTGCGCTGAACACGGCACTTGCCGCACAGCGTGGCGCTATGGGCGACATCGTCAAGGACATCTCGCTGACGTCGCCGCTGTCGACTTCGTTCGCACAGTTCGACCTTGAAGCACCTGCAAAACTGCTCACCCCTCGCCCGACTCCGATTCGTAACAAGATTGCTCGCAAGAAGGGCATTGGTACGTCGCACCGTATCAAGCGCATTACGGGTTACACGGGTACTGGTACTGGTGGACAGGGCAACGTATGGCCTGGTGTCACGGAAACGACAACGACCGCATTTGGAAGTATCAACTTCGAACGTGGACCTAAGATTTCCTACACCGCTGAAGATGCAATCTTCCCGTACTTCTCGTACTCGCTCTCTGACGCTGTTTCGTTCGACGCTAACTTCTCAGGTGTCGGCTACCAAGACTTGCGTCAGTTGTCGTCGACCAGCACCCTGTACGCTTCCATGCTCATGGAAGAACGCATGATGTTGTTCGCGCGTGGAACTGCTTCGGGTCTGTCGGGTGTGCTTGCTGCACCGACTGTAACCCTGACTGCACGTTCGGCTGGTACGGGTGAAACCGCACTTGCAAACGCAACGTACTACGTCTACGTCACGTCTGACGGTGGATTCGGTGAAGGTGTCGTTTCGACGGTTGCCTCACAGGCTACGACTGCTCAGTTGCTTGACATTACCGTGACCAATGTTTCGGGTGCGCTCGGATACAAGGTCTACGTCGGAACGTCAACTGGTGTTGCTAACGCTCACTACGTTGGACGTATCTCGTCGCTCAAGGGAACGCTTCAGGGACCTGCTTCGACCGTCACGACTGGAGACAACCTTGTCTTCAACACGACTGGAACGCTTGCTTCGACCCTTTCCGAAGGTTCGGCTTACGCAACGGGTTATGACGGAATCTTGGCTCAGATTGCTTCTGGCGGAACGGTCAACCGTGTCAACAGCACGTTCAGCACCGCGAACCCTGGCGTTGAGTTCCAGAACGTTTTCTCGACGCTGTACGACTCGGTGAAGGCTGACCCTGACGAGATTTTCCTCAACGGGTCTGACCGCAAGCAGTTGTCGGACGCAATCAAGAACGGTTCAACCGCGAACTACCGTCTGAACCTCACTCAAACCGATTCTGGCGACTATGTCGGCGGCGCGGTTATCGGTGGACTGTACAACGAAATCACGGGCAAACTTGTCGACCTGACAGTTCACCCTTGGTTGCCGCAGGGTGTTGCCCCCGTCATGTCTTACACGCTGCCAATTCCTGACACCGAGGTTTCGGATGTTTGGGCTGTTGTCAACGTTCAGGACTACATGGGAATTCAATGGCCTGTAACTCAGTTTGCCTACGAGTTCAGCACCTACTGGCGCGGTGGATTCGTCGGGTACGCTCCCGCATGGAACGGTCTCGTCACTGGTATCAAGTCGGCGTAATCGCTCAAACTAGCAGGGTGGGGTTACACTAGATGTAGCCCCACTCTCTTGTTTTCAGAAAGGCTAAAAAATGGCAAGGTTGTTTGGCGCGTCTGGTGTCAAAGGTATCGACGTGAAAACTGAATCTGGAACTGTGCGTTACAACGCAGACAAAAGCGGCTTTATCAACATTGACAACCCGCGTCACGCTGCTCAGGCTAAGGCTGAAGGAATGGCTGAGGCGGCAATCATGGGCGCGTCAATCAAGGCAGCAGGTTATCCTTGTTCGTGCGGGTTCAACTCACTTTTTCGTCTATGTAGCAAATGCGGTCAGGAGAACTAAATGCCAACACCCGTTGTCAGCCCAATTATTCGCCAAGTGTCGAAACCTTATCTGACGCTGGATGAATACAAGAACGCGCCGACAGCGTTGGATTATGGCAACCTTGTTCAAGGTGGAAGTCAGGCGGCACAGGACGCTGAACTGACAAATGCAATCACTCGCGCTTCGTCTTATGCTGACCAGTATTGCAATCAGATTCTTGCAGCAACGTTGGACACGGAACAACAGCGCACCCGTTTGCGACCTGACGGAACTATTCGCTTTCACCCTAAATACTTTCCAATTGTTTCGCTGAATGAACTCAAGTTTGGTTATTACCCTAGCCAAAGCACAACTGTCAATGATTTATCTCCTGCATGGATTGAAGAACAGGAAATCATTTACCCTGTGTCTGGTGTCAACCTGAACTATTCTTCACAGGGACCTTTGGGGTTCGGTTTCCCGTCAACAACAAATGCTGAAACGTACATAACGTACAGTTACGTCAACGGATACCCTGTCAGCGCTCTTGCCGCAAACTCGTCTGCTGGTGCAACTAGCCTGACTGTCGATTCAGGTCTAGGAATTACTGCTGGACAACAGTTGAAAATTTTTGACGGCGCAAACTCAGAAAATGTTACTGTGGCGTCAACGTATTCCTACGGTTCAACAACTGTGCCACTCACGGCGGGAACGGTTTACGCACATACAACTGGCAACGCTGTAACTTCGCTACCTGCTGCTGTCAAGGAAGCAGTCATTCTTATTACTTCGGCCTACCTCAAAATTCGAGGCGACGCTTCGCTTGTTCTGGAAGTTACGACGCGACCGACAGAACAGATTGGCGGTTCGCAACGTGTCGGGTCTGATGTTGCTCACGCGCAAGAAATACTGAAACCGTTTAGGCGAATTCGTTGACACGCGCACAGGTTCGCTCTAACGTTGCTCAATGGATTGCTGACGCTGGCATTTCTCATCTGAATCAAGTTTTCACGGCGCACCCGAAACGAATAAATTTTCAAGCGAATTCAACTGCGGGGGAAATCAACAGATTTGCTGCTGTCGTTTTTATTCGTGGAGAACGAGAATCGCGTGTTGCGTTGGGCGGCGCAAGCAGCGGCTGGAAACGAGTGGATTACGACACAGTAGTCCAACTGTATTGCCACAGCGTTGCCGCTTACACACAAGACAGTATGGACGCCTTTGATATTGTTGTGGACGCCGTAAAAGAACGTTTGCGGGTTGGTGGGCATAGACTTGGACTTACAGACGGCGACGTTATCTGGCAAGCGGCTGAACCTGAAATCACAGTTGACTATGGCGAACCGATGACAAACGACGGCGGCGCGACTGAAATTTGGGCTGGAATTGAATTTACCGTTACACAAATGATTCAGAGGTAGGAACATGACAAAGTGGCGTTACGAAGGTGATGAGGAACTAGTGTTCCCTGCGCTTGGTATTATTGTCAAGAACGGTGACGTGTTTGAGGGACCTGACAATCTGACTTTGAACGGTTTGGTTGAGGACAAAAAGGCTGAACCTGCCAAATCCAAAAACGTTGTTATCGAAGAAACCGAAGTAGGAGAATAAAGTGTCAGTTCAAAGTAGTGTACGTTCCTATTTAGGAATCGCTAAAGAATCAACGAAGGGAACTGCTGTCGCTCCGACTGCGTTCATTCCTGTCGCGCAATCGAAACTGAAGCCTGTTGACGTCATTGACCCGCTGTTCGATATGGGACTGCGCGGTTCAAACGTCAAGAACTACAACTACATTCAGGGACGCACTCGCTCAACTTTCGATTTCGGAGGTCCCGTCTTTCCTGATACTGTCCCTTGGGCTATCGCTGGTCTGCTGGGCGCTGTTGCTACGACTGGTAGTTCCGCACCTTACACTCACACAATTTCGCTTGAGAACGGCAGCACGACCGCCGCAGACACTCAGCCGACGTCGTTCACGCTGACAGATTTCTATGCAGCAAACGTTCGCGCTTACGCTGGTTGCCAGATTCACGATTTCACGCTGAATTTCTCATCTGAGGGAATGTTGGAGTACGACGCCAAAGCAACTGGTTGGCAGTCTGCAACTGCGTC